TCATTTTGCGTTGCAAGTCCGATGTAATCTTTTCGCAAAGATATACCACCGAGATCGTATCCGCCAACTGATAGTCCATTATCCGGACTTATACGAAGCAGTATTTTCCTTTCGCCGTTTACCACCCTTAAAACACTCCCGCTTAACTCAGCATAAATCGCGCTGCCGTTTATGTCATTGAGCCGGTTTGCATTGCCGATGTTTTTCTGTAAGTCCGACCTCAGCCCGTCAATCTCCTTCTCCACCTGCGATTTCGGCTGAACGCGGTCTGTGACGTCCTCGTCGTCCGAAAGCGCTGCCGTCGCCGCCGCAGACGCCGCCACGGTTGACGGCATACTACATTGAATCGTATGCTTACCGCGGTATCTCCAGGTCTGGGAGGTTATCATTCCCGTGCCGTAGCCGCGCCTTGTGTCTATCTGACCGCCCCGCAGACGGACGTAATCCCCGATATCAAGCGCCGGGTCGCCGCTGAATTCCGCCTTGTATGCTCGGTTGATACAATGGTATATCCCGGACACCGCTGTAGTCAGCACGTCCCTGACCTCGCTGTCGCTCATACCGGAAAGCAGCGGATTCTCCGTCCATTCCAGGGTCAGACAGTCAGAGCCGGAGGAGTTTATTTTCTTCCGGCTTGTGAGCCGTACGCCGCCACGGTTCATAATGAACGCCGTCACCCGCGCCGTGCTGTCGGAAAATTCCGTCGAGAACCTGATGTTCCCCTGGATCTCCCGGACAGGCACTACCATGCCCTTATCGTCCTGGGTGCAGGTGAGCTGTATGAACACCAACTCACCAGTGCGGGATATCTTTGAAAAGCTGTTCGTCAGAATACCCGCGTACATCAGAAGATCTCTCTGCGTCTGCACGCGGGAGGTGACGACCGGAACTGTCAGCCCTCCGTTCGGGAGTGCCTCGAACTCCGCCTGCGTCATGCCGAAAGTAACTCCGCACGCACCGCAGGCGGCGCTTATCAACTCATACAGAGTACCCGTCGTTTCCCAGGTGCTCCGGTCGAACAGCACAAGCCTGTCGTACGCCTTGAACGTGACTGTATCCGCCTGGCGCCTGATGGTCGAGCCGTCCACGATGAATATCCCGAGCGGAACACTGTCATACTCCGTGAAACTGCTGTCCGTATACAGCCGGTACTCCAGAACTACTTCCGCGCCGTCCAGGCTCTGTACGCTGTCCCCGTAATTCAGCAGGGACATCGACAGCTCGTCCGCGCAGACGCCGCCCGCTCGGAATTCTCCGTTACTGTTTATCTTGCTGTTGATGGACAGCGAACCCTCCCGGATATTCCGGTCGGATATTTCAAAGGCAGTGCCGTCCGTCATTGTGACCGTTCCCGAAATCCCGGTGAACGTCACGTTTTTTGCTATATTTCCGGAATATCGCTCCGTTATGCCGTACATATCACACCTCCGTCAGCGAAAAAGACACGTCATAGTAACGCCCGCTGCTGTCCTCAAGCTTTTTGGTTTCCGTAATGTCGCTGTTGTAAGCCGTGAAGCTCTCCGCCGCGCCGGTTATGCTGCGTATCGTCACTGACTGCGGCTTCGTTGCTACCGCCGCGTCAAGCTTTGCGTACTGCTCGGCGGTGATGTTTTTCAGCTCCACGTCCAGCTTGCGGACGCCGGTGCGGACATATGAGATGTTCATAACGCCCGTTTCACCGCGTCCGCTGGTGCTGGAATGTATATCGCTCCTGGTCTTGGTGTAGGGCAGGAGATTCCCGCCCGGCACCTCGTATCCGTTTATCGTAAGCTCCGCTATCGTCTGTTCTGCCATGCGTCCCCCTTAATATCCGTTGCTCCGGGCGAGCTGACGGCGGTCGTAATCCACCTGCGCCCTGCCGACCTCCGCGCCGTCAAGCTCCACAATCACTGTCTGACTTCCACCGGACGGGGTGATCTGCGACAGCGCGGCGGATACTCCGGCTGCTACTGCTTCCGCGATCTTGCTTTCCGGTGCGATTATCTCGCCCTCGTGCCGGTTATCGCCGACGACTGCGAGCTGCGGCGTATTCGCTGCGACATATCCGCCGGAAGCGAGCATGGGAATGGTCGGGACGTCAGCCCAGTCCACTTTCCAGCCCCAGTCCTGCCCGAATACGTTTCCTATCGCCTCGACAAGTCCGCCTATGCCGTTCGCAATGCCCTGGATAACGCCGACAATGCCAGACCACAGACCGTTTATCGCGCCGATCATGGAATTCAGCACGCCCTTTATCGCGCCCCAGATGGCTTCCCATATGCCGACGAAGAAATCCTTTATTCCTGTCCAGGCTTTCTCCCAGTTGCCGGTAAACACGCCGGTGATGAAATCCATCAGACCGCCGAGGGACTTGAATAATCCGCCGACCACATCACTGATTACTGCGAATACGTTCTGTATCGCCGTCCAGATGGTGCGCAGCACGGTTTTGACCTGCGGAGCGATTATGTCTATCGCCCACTTGAAGAACGGCAGTAAGAATTCATTCCACCATGTCGAGAGCGCTTCGCCCGCCTTGCCGAGCCAGTCCAGGAGCTTATCGATCATGGGCTTGATATGCTCCTCATAGAACGGCGTTATTGTGGAAGCCGCCCACTCGAAGAACGGCGCGAGCACTTCATCCCAGAAATACTGGAGCGTATCCCCGATACCGGAGAACATCGTATCCACACCGTCGAACAGCGACTGTCCGTCCCCGGCTACCCAGTCGGAGAACGTCTGCCACATATTGCTCCAGCACCCCGTTATCTCCGTGACCGCCGGGCTTACCGCGTCAGTCCAGATACTGTCGAACAGCCCTTTCACCTTGCCGAAAATCAGCCCGGAGGTCTTTACAAACCGCGTTCCGATATTCGTTATGGACGGGAGTATCGCGGTCGTCAGCGTGTTAAGGAATGTCGGGAATACGTTGTCTGAGATATCCCCGAACACCAGGTTCGCGCTGTCCCAGATGCCGTTGAACATCTTCCCGCCGACCTCCGCGGACGTCCTGAGCAGACCTGTAAATCCGCCGCTGAACCAATCCGAGAAGTTCGGTACGTTCTTTTTCACGGTATCCCACATTCGCGAGAAGATACCGGTCGTCCTGCCGAGGTTCTTTTTCGCTCCGGTCACGAAGCTGTCGAACACGCCGCCGAAATTCCGCGTGAAATAGCTCTTTATACCGGATACCATGCGGCGGAACCTGTCAGCTATGCCGTTGAACGCGTTCTCCGCGCTGTCCACCGCAGACGCCGCAGCGTCCGCCGATATCAGGCTTGAACCGCCGGAGCTTCCCGTGCTTTTATCGGAATTATCCGACAGCTTGTTCAGCGTGTCGATTCCGATAACGGATTTCTTGTAGCTCGCCGCCGCAGAAGCCGCCGCCTGGGTATTCTCCGCGAGTGCTCCCGCGGAATCAGCAGCTTCCGAGCTTCCGCCAGCGTCACCGAATACCGCGGCGGTGAAGTCGCGGAACATTTCAGCGGCGGTCTGGAGCTTCTCCATCAGCCGGTTCAGAAGCTGGAGCGCCGGGGTCAGTACATTGATAAGCCCCTGACCGAGGGAGGCTCTCAGCGCGTCGAACCGCAGGGAAAGCACCTTCGTCTGGTTCGCCCAGCCGTCGGAGGTTCTCGCGAAGTCCCCGGCGGCTCCCGAGAGGGTCTGCGTGACGTACGCAAGGCGAAGCTCTACCTTTTCGGCTTCCGTCATTTTCGCGGTGGTTTTCCCGAAGCCCTGGGCGAGTGCGAACTCGTCAAGGGAGGTCTGGGTCATTACCACGCCGAGGGATTTCAGTCCCTCCGTTTCGCCGGTGTATACGGCTTTGAGCTTGTTGTACGCGTCGTCGGTGGACAGGTTGTAGAACGAAGCAACGTCCGCGGAAAGTCCCGCGAGCGCCGTTGCCTGCTTGTACGCTTCCTCGGTGGAGAAGCCGAAGGACTTCGCCATAGTGCCGAGGGTGCCGACGTAATCCTTTGCGCACTTCTCGGACAGGCCGAAGCTGGTCATAGCGTCCTTTGCCCACTGGTTCACCTTATCGGACATCGAGCCGAATGTGACGTCAACGACGTTCTGCACTTCGTTGAGGTCGCTTCCGAGGTCAAGGCACTTTTTCGCGAAAGCTACTACAGAGCCTATCGCGAACGCCTTGCCGAGCACCTTTCCGACATTGCCCGCTATGTTCTGGATATTGCTGAGCTGTCTGTCAAACCCGCGCTGATTCAGATTGAGGTCAAGGTCTACCTGACCTACGCTGTTGTTACCCGTTGCCGTCACCTCCTGCCAACGCACGGAACATCGCCGCGAAGTTCTTCATGGCGGCGTCGTATTTCTCGCGGTTCACGGGGGAGCCGCGTTCCGCCGTCTTTCCTGCACGGAACCTCGCCCACTCCGAGCGTATGCGGCGCTGCGCCGGAGTGAATTTGTTCAGCCTGCTGCGGTCGCGTTCCGTGCGTATCTGCACGATATTTCCCAGGGGAGTATCTCCGTTCAGCCCTGCAAGGAGCGTCCGGAACTCGTCAAACGACATATCGTTTTCAGAGCGCAGGCGTATTCCGTACTGCTGAGCGAACGAAGCCTCTATCAGTCCGTAGTCATAGAACAGGTCGTAGCCGCTGTCCGGGATATCAGCCTTTCCCGCGAAAGGAGCTTTCGCACTCCTCGTATGATACTCCCTGCACTACCGCCATGCACGCGATGAACACCGTCAGATAGTCGTCGAGGGAATAACCGTCGAACTCCTTTTTCACGTTGGCGCCGAGAAGCTTCCCGAGCACCCTGTCAATGGTGGATATGTTATCGGAGCCTTCCTTTTCGATTATCTGCATGATCTCAAGGATAGTATTCTTGCGGTCGTCCACCTTGTAGCTCTTTTTGCCAATCTTGATGAATTTAGGCTGGTTCTTTATCCTGCCTGTGATGTCGATTACCTGTGCCATGTAAATCTCCTTTCAAATAAAAGCGGCACCGCCGGAGCAGTGCCGAAAATACTAATTCTTTATCCTCAGCCGCCCGAGCCGGTAGGTGCAGTTACTGTCGGCTTTCCGTCCGACATTACCTCAAAGTCCAGACCCTCGACGTTGGTGCTGTCACCGCCGCCGCTGGAAATATTGATAATGCAGTCGTACTTGATGACCGTGCCGTCCGGCATGTCCCACTCAAATACGGATTCGCAGTCCTTTCCGGTCGCGAACATCTTCGAAGCAACGTAGTCGTTGCCCTCATCGCCGACGTTCCTCTTGCCGGAGAGCGATATCGAAACGCCCTTGCCCGTGGTGAGCCTGCGCTTCCAGCCCTCGGTAGTCATGGGCGTCCACTCCTCGACATTGCTGTCTACGCTGACGGAGAATGTAGTCATATCCGCGACAGTTTTCATGTCGGATTCAGAACTCTCCCTGCCCTTTATGCCTATCTTGAATTTGTTGTCAAATACGGGATAAACACCGCTTATGCTTTCTGCCATCTTATGCCTCCTTGTTGTAATAAATTAAGAATTCTATCACGCGCTCGCAGATACCGCCGCTGTCCGTGCCGACGTCCACCGGCTCGCTGTTCAGCAGCATGATACAGCTGCACTTGTGACCGCCGATGACCGCGCCTTTCAGCTCCGCTATCTCGTTCCAGAGAGCGAGCGCCGTGTTCTCAGTGGAGCGCGTGGACTGCTCCCAGTGTATCAGCAGACTTATCGCCTTGACCTGCGTGAGCGTGGTTTCTGCGCCGCCTATCGCGATATCCCGTGCCCGGCTGCTCTTGAGCTGATACACTCCGAAGCTCCGGGGCTTCTTGTCCGGGAGCGTTCCCGCGTAGTAATGATCCGCCCTTGTGTTCAGCGTTTTCAGCCAGTCAAGGACGTTTTTAAGCGTTATCATACGTCTGCCTCCCTGCGGTAAAATCTGATGAACGCGTTCTGCGCAAAGTTCTTTTTATCACCGGATATCCAGTCATCGAACCACTTGCCCCCTGCGTTCGCGTTCTCTGTCTGCCGGAAGTGGTATTCCGGGTGGAAATACAGCCGCCTTGCATACGGCGTCTGGCAGACTATCGATACCTTTCCCTTTGCGGAATCCTTGTAATCGCAGAATGTGTTCATCGTCAGCGCCCCGGTATCCCTCGGGAGCACCTGAGCCTGCACGACATCGGTGTGCACCGCCTCTGCGGTCATTTCGAGCGCCCGGACTGCGCCCCGGGAGAGCTGGCGTATACGCGGCATGTTCAGCCGCACACGCGAATTTACGTTAGCCATTAAATCACGTCCAGTCTTGTGTAGTTCACGGAGCCGTCCGGGTTACGCCACTTCTGCGCCCGGACTATCCGGTACTCCGCGCCGAATACCCGTAGGCTTCCGGCGGCGGGTTCGTCATATCCGGGACAGATGTCGCCGTCAAACAGTGCCGCTCCGGAAAGCTGTATCTGCTGCTTCTGCTCCCCGAAAATTATCTGTCCTCCCGCCTGGAAATTGCACAGCAGGTCGGCGGAGAGGACGGTTTCACGCTCGTTGTACTCGTTCGGCTCGGAGCGGATCAGCTCGACGTGCGCCGGGGTGCTTGCCCTGGTTATCAGCTTCGGGTACATCACACATCTCCATAGCACAGCCCCGTAGTGCAGAGGAGCGCCCAGATCTCCGCGGGTATCATCACCCCGCAGACGACCTTTACGGTGTCCCCTGCGCCCACGGCGGCGGAAACTCCGTTCACGGAATACTGCTTGTACGGCGAGGAAAGCGCGTCCGCGTTGCTCTCCTGCCAGTCGGCGAGGGAGCAGACGCACTTCTTCACGATACGCTGCTGGAACTCCGTGAGCGCGCCGATATCGTCTATCCGGTTATAGGTCAGGACATCTATGCAGTCCGAGGCGCGGGATAGGGCGCGTTCCGCCGTTTCCTGCGGGAGCGCGCCGCCGTGTTCTCCGGAGTAATACGCGTAATCAGCGTACATTACTTCTTCCCCTTTGCCTTTGCGTTCTCAGCGGAAGCTTCCTCCGGCTCCGCAGTCGCGGCGGGTGCCTGCTCTGTGGGTACCTGCACGGCGGAAACTGCCGGCTCCGGCGCCGGGAATGTAAGTCCTACAGTTTTCATATCTTAGTTACCTCCTTATGTAGCCGCAAGATGGGCGAAGATCGCCGGCTTCTTGTTCTCGTAGGCTCCTGCCAGACCGTAGGAGCGGTATGCGTATATCCACGCGTCCGCGTTCTGGTTCTGGTCGGGAGAGATCATCTTCGGAATAGCGTGCTTGGTATACTGGAGCACTGCGGACGGGTGGATAACCATAAAATTGATGTCCTTGCCGCTGTCCGACTTCTTGTATCCGCCCTTTTCCTCGCCGGAGGACTTGCCGTCGAGCTGGTCAATGGCGGAGTAGAAACGCGCCTGCGGTACCAGCACTTTCTTGGAGAAGCGCGCAAGCACCTCGCGGGAAGCAGTGGTGTCCATGTCATAGATATATCCGTCGAGGACAGACGTGATGAAGAGAATTCTGCCCTCCTTGGGGACTTCCGCGTTGTCCATCGCGGTGGTCGCGGCTCTGAGCGCGCCGATCACGGCACTGCCGTTTGCAAGCACCGCAGACTCCGGAGTAGTCCCGGCGTTCTTGCAGTAGGTCGCGAAACGGAATGCGTCCAGCTCCGGGATAACCTTTGTGCGCTCAAACTCTCCCGCAAGCTTTCCGAACGCAAGGGACATGGTTTCCTCGTCGTCCATGGCGTCCACGTTGAAGCGTCTGCCGCGGTCGAAGTTGAACTTCACGGTTTCCCATGTAAGGCTCATATTTCCGCCTGCGTAGCCGCTGGAGCGGTCGTAATCTCCCAGACCATCGAGCAGCATTTTCGGAACGACTATCTCGTTCGCGTTCGCGCCCTCGCGGGTCAGGGAAGCGTCGCTGTCAAGGTCGCTGGTGCAGCTCTCTCCCTGGTACACCTCGTCAAGCAGACCGATGTACTTTTTTGCAAGTGTAATGTTGTTTGCCATAAAATAAACCTCCTGTTACTTCTTAGTTTTTAAGCCGAAAGCCCGGCGCAACTTCTCGTCCTCGGGTACGGGCGTTTCTGAGCCTGCATTGTTTGACCCGATGGGAATGAAGCCCGTATTTTCCTTTTTGACCGCTTTCAGCGCCGGGATATCTGAAAGCACCCTGTCAACAGCCGCCTTTATCTTCCCGCTGTCGGGAGCGCCGCTGTCGTCGAGGACGTCCGAGAGATCCGCCAGCTTCACGATGTACGGCACCGCCGCCGAATCAATACCGAGGGACGCCGCCTGCTCATGGAGCATATTTCCTACGCGGCTGAGCGTAAGCTCCTTTTCAAGCGCGGAAATTCGCCCGGTGGCTTCCTCAAGGGAGTGCTGCTGTTCGCTGCGCTTCTCCTCGTCGGTCTTGAGCGAATCCTTGTACTTGCGGAACTCCGCAAGCTCCTCCTTGCTGGGCTGACCCTTTGCGGCGCGGTCAAGGCGCTGCTTTACGATATCGTCAAGCTCCTTCTGTGAGAATTTCTTCTCGTCAGCCGCGGGAGCTTCGGGCGCCTTGGCGGACTGCACGTCCTTGTCGGCGGGCTGTTCTGTAGTCTGGGTGGTCTGTGTTTCGTCTGCCATTGTTGTTACCTCCGTTTTAAGTCCGTATGACTGTATTCCTCGCAGGCTTTTTACGTCGTCAGCGTGTTTCGGACAATAAAAAAGCACGCCGATTTCTCAACGTGCAATTATGGTGGGAACGGCGGGTCCTGCCCCCGCTGGCGCTTTTTCTGCGTTAGATTAGCACCTAACTACTCGCAGAAGATCTTGCGCGTCATCTAGCCGCGCTGCATTCCCGTGATGTTCCCGACATTAATGTCAGGAACAAAAAAAGCGCTGTGCATTTCTGCATAGCGCTGGAATATTCAGTTGTACGGTGAACAAATCGTTCACCGTTTGGAATGAAAAAGCACCCTGTTTGGCGCAGGGTGCTTTGTGTATTCAGTTGTATCAGCCTTTCAGCTTCGGGTGCTGGTCGAAATATTCGTTTATCCTGCGGATATCCGCTTTTAGGTCAGCAAGGTCGCCCGGGCGGAACAGGTCGTCGAACTCTCCTGTGGAGAAATCCTGTATCGCAAGCCATGTGTTATATGCAAGCTCCGCCGGATCGTCGTCGGGAATGCCGCCGTTGTCCATACAGAACAGCATTCCCGCTATCAGCATGACAAGACGTTCCATGCCACACTCGTCAAAAACATTACTGCTGTCGTAATTTATCCAGTTTCTTACACAGATATCAGGAGTATGTCGGTGAGTTCCGTCAACAGAACTTTTATTGAGAGGACCGTTGTAGATTTTCTGGTAATCATGTATGCAGCAATCAACGCAAATACGGTATTCTGTTTCATCATCATATTCGTGTATCGGGATATGCTTGAGCATTATTTTACCTTCTTTCTGTACTTCCAAGTTCTGCCACCCGACGGATCACCGTTATATCCCGGCTTACCGGATACGATATTGACCTTTGCGTTCGGATACATCTTCTTGAACTGCTCGACTACCCCCTGACAGCTCTCGCAGATGTGCTTCTCTGAAATGATAGTGACCTCGAACGTGTCGGTCGGCTTCTTTACACTCGCGACAAATTCAAGGAACTTAGCCTCGGTATCATGCTCACGCGGAACTCCATCACCGAGGTCGAGCGTTTTGAACTTCCTGTCCTGCCGCAGACCTACCAGCTCGTATTCACCGATGTACGAATCGAACTCCGGCTCTCCAGGAACGGAAGCACGGCTGTGCGCAAAATACGTCTTGCCGTCAAGCTCCATTACTGCGGCGTTTCCTCTGGTTTTCATGTATTTAACAGCCCGATTGTCGTTACCATGATATCCGGAATTGTCGAATCCCGTCTGCTTGGTCTGCCATGCGGCGCGGTCAAGCTCCAGGATCTTCCCCGGCGGGACATCACCATCGACCGTGTAGCGGCTGACGGTGAGGTAATCCGCTTTCAGACTGTTCCATTCATCAGGTTTATTATACCTGATATCCATGAATTTGTCAAGCGAATCAGGAGCCATATCGCCGAGTATCTCGCGGTAGCGCTCGAACTGCGCGCTCTCGTCCTTTTCGGCTGACTGCCGCATGGCGTTCAGCATTCCCTCCGGCTTGCTGTACTCCCGGATATTCTCCGAAAGCTCCGGCGGCGCGGGTACCCTCGGACGGATATCCCGGGCGACCTCGCGCTCCCGCCTTCGCTTCAGGACGTCGCCGTGCTCCTCCACAAAATCCGCGTTCAGCTTCTGCCAGTCCGAGAGCCGCGCGGAGTACTTCTGCTTCTCCTTTGGGTCGTTCGTCCACTCGGAGAGCCGCTTGTACTTGCGTATCTGCCGTTCGTGGTAGCGCTGGCGCTGTTCAAGGTCGTAGACCTCGGCGGCTTTCTGCTTCTCGGCGGCGGTCAGCGGCTCCGGCGGGGAGCTTACGCCCTCGAAGTAGGTCGTGTGGATATCCTTGCAGTTCGGATGGTAAAGCCCGCCTGCTATCGCCGAGGATAACAGAGGATAGCGGCTGTCCTGCGGCTTCACGTTTCCGTATACGTCGTCGTAGAACACTCTGCCAACGTACTGTAAGCACCTCGGGCAGGCGGTTCCGCGCCTGTTCACTATGACCGTATTCACGCCCCATTCGTCGCGCTTGGCGCTCTCGCCCTGGAGATACGACCGCGTGACCGACGTCCTGACCGCCATCTCGGCGTAGGTGTCGATATTTACGCGCCTGCCGTTGCGGTACTCTATGCAGTTCAGCCCACGGGACAGGAAGTCGTTCGTCGCCTGGTCTACCGCCTGCGGAAGCGTGACTGCCCCGGTGTTGTAGGCAACTCCTGCGTTGAATATCGCCTTACGGTACTGGTCGTCCGCCATTCGCATGAGTGCGTATTCAGCGCGCTCCATGTCGTTCTTCACGGAGGATATGTACGCGTTCAGCCTGCGCTCGTTGATACGGAAGAAACTCCCGGAAAGCTGTCCCGTGTGGGAGCGGCGCTTCCAGCCCTTACGCAGAGCCTCGAGTATTTTCGTTTCCTGCTCAGTACCCCCGGCTTCATACGCTTT